ACGCTTCGAATCCAAAACTGACATGGCCGACAACGTCACGCTCCCCGGTACCGGCAGTGGTGTAGCCACGCGCGAGGTTACCTATTCCGGCGACCTGACAAATATGCAGGTCGTGGGGCTAGCCACGCTGAGCGGCCCCGATGACGCCAAGGTGCCAACGGACATCAGCGACACCAACCCCATGCCCGTCGCGGTGCTTGGCGAGGTGGTCGAAGCCATCGAGGCGCTTCGCTTTGCCGTGCAGTCGCTGACGCGTTCTATCGGATTCGCGCTGCCGTCCACGCAGGGATGGCCGATCATGGAAGTCCGCCAACCCACGGCGGCAAACCTCAACGTGACGCTCGCCTCGACCACGATTTCGAGCGGCACGGTGACGACCGTCTCGACGCTCACGAACCAATCGCAGCAGGGCGGGTTCGCGACGAACGACTACGTGCCTACGATCATGCGCATGGGCGCAGACAATCTGCGCCGCAATATTGTTGTTACATAAGAGGCTCATATGCCAACCACAAACGGCAATCGCAAGATCCTTGACCTCAAGCGGTGGGAGTTCTGCGCGCCGCTGCCTGCCGCGACCGTGGCGGGCTCCTTCATCTCGTCCTCGCGCCACTTCCGCCAGCAGCAGCTGTTCCTCCGCGGCCAGAACGAATCGTACATATACAACCCGTCCGAGGACGGATGGGTGACGCTCCCCGCCGCCGGGCTTGCCGCGGCGGTCGGCGCGGGCACATGCGGCGTAGCCGGCGCATGGAGCACCGGCACCACGACGGCGGCGTCGTCGCTCACCGCGACGGGCGGCACGACCTCAACGATCGTCACGAACCAGACCCTCGCGCGCGACCTCCGCGGGTACAAGGTCCACATTCTCGCAGGGCCGAACGCGGGCGCGGTCCTTGACATCGTCAGCAACACCGTGGCCGCAAACGCAACGATCACCGTTGCCACGCAAGCCTCGGCGTTCACCGCATCGACCGTGTACAGACTGCTCACGCCAACGTGGTATGTCGGCGTCAACGGATCGACGGCCGCCGCGTCATTTCGCAAATACGACTACGCCACAAATACCTGGACCACGCTTGCAAATATGCCGATTGCGTTCGGCACGGACGCCAAGCTGGTAGCTACGCCCTCGATTGTGGACGGGGCGTTTAAGTTGTTTGCTACCGGCACGGCCACCAGCGCCACGGCCACGACGCTGACGCAGACCGGCAAGACGTGGGCGGCGTCACAGTGGATCAATTCTCAGGTCCGCATTACGGCGGGCACGGGCGCGGGCCAGATTCGCACGATCACCGCGAACACAGCCGACACGCTGACCGTGGCGACGTGGACGACCACACCCGACGCGACTTCTCAGTACGCAATCGAGGGGAATGACGACTTCTTGTACCTGCTCGGCAACAACGCCGTCACGCTGTATCGCTACTCGATCGCGGCCAACACGTGGTCCACGCTTACGCCGGTCGCGGCGCGCGCTGCGGCCCCTGGAGCCGGAATGAGCGCGCATTGGGTCCACAGCGCGGAGGGCACGGATTGGAACAACGAGTCAGCGATCATCAACGGCCGCTGGATTTACTCCCTGCAAGGCGCGGCCACGGGTGCGCTGCACCGGTACGACATTGCGGGGAATACGTGGCAGACCGTGACGTATTCGCCCTCGTCGGAAACCTTTACGACTGGAACAAAATACGCGCTGCATAACGGTCTGCTCTACATCCAAAAAGACGCTACGGGCCGGTGGTTCTCGCTCGACTTCGTGCGGTCCGAGCTGTTCCCCTGGGGGACGATGCTGTATCCGCAGAGCACGGCAATCGTCGGGGACACGGCGTTCGATGTTATCTATGAGGATGGGGCGACGGATATTTACTATGTTTACATGGCGCTCAACAGCAGCACCATCCAACTACGTCAGCAGGTGGTGTAATGAAGATCGAAGAAATTATTGCCATGCTTGAGCGCCGGGTATCCCGCACGGTTTCCCTTCGGTCGTCGTATGAAAGTCTGGGCGAAGTCGATCAAGTCGAACGCCTCACCGAAGAACTAGAGCAAACGCAATCGTCGATCGCACTGCTGCGGAACCTTGTGGAGTAAGTAGTGCTGCTGCTGCTGCTCAACCAGCCGGCGGCTGCGGGCAGCGCGACCGCCAACGGCGCCACGCTTACTGCCACGGCCTCGCTGATCGCGGGCACGGCCGATGGCAGCGCGCTGTCGGCCGGCGTCACGCTGACCGCAACGAGCTCGCTGGTAGCCGGCACGGCCAACGGCGGCGCAGTCGCATCCGGGACTACGCTCACCGCGACGACCAGCCTGATCGCCGGTGCCGCCTCGGGCGGTGCGGGCGGAAGCGGTACCGCGAACGGCGTCACCGTCTCTGCTACCGCCTCACTGCTGGCGGGGCCCGCAAATGGTGGCGCGTTGGCCGCAGGCCAGGCGCTGGCCGCAATCGCGACCCTGCTTGCTGGAGCGGCTTCTGGGGGCGGTGCCGGTAGCGCCGTCGCTCCTGGCCGCACGATCGAGGCGGTGATTGCCATGATCGCAGGCGATGCGGTCGTGCCGGTCCTCGGGCCGCGAGGCTCGGGCTTCGGCCCTCGCGGGGGCGGCGAGTCCCGCCCCCGCACCGCTAACACCACCCGCCCCCGGACCACCGGCGGGCGCAGGAACTGACGCATGGGCCTCAAGCTGATCACCCCGCCAGCCACCGAACCGGTCACGCTCGCGGAGGCGAAGGCGCACCTGCGCGTTGACATCGCGGACGATGACGCGCTGATCACGTCGCTGATCGTCGCCGCGCGCACGGACTGCGAGAACCTGATTCAGCGGGCGCTGATCACGCAGACGTGGGAAAAGGCGGTCGACGCCTTTGGGGAAGCGATCGAACTGCCCAAGCCGCCGCTGATTTCCGTGGTGCATGTGCGCTACGACGACACGAACGGCGTCGAGCAGACGCTAGCGAGTCTGTCCTACCAGGTCGACAACTTCAGCGAGCCCGGCTGGGTCGTTCCCGCCTACGGATTCGACTGGCCGGACACCCGCGAGCAGATCAACGCGGTGCGGGTGCGGTACACGGCGGGCTATGGAAGCGCCGCCGCGGTCCCGCAGCCGATCAAGCAGTGGATTCTGATTCGCGTCGGGCAGCTGTACGAACACCGCGAGCAGGTGGTGACCGGCACCATCGTGGCCACCGTGCCCACCGTCGACGCGCTGCTCGACACCTACCGCGTGATCACGGTCTAACCATGCGCTCGGGACGGCTGCGGCATCGGGTCACAATCCAGCAGGAAGCGACCAGCCTGAACGGCTACGGCGAGAACGCGGGCACCTGGTCGGATGTCGCCACCGTGTGGGCTGCGGTCGAGCCCGTCAGCGGCAAGGAAGCGTTCAGCGCGGGCCAGAACATGGCGACGCAGGCCGTGCGTGTGGTCATGCGCTACCGGGCCGGCGTCACCCCGCAGATGCGGCTGGTGAACGACGGCATCACCTACAACATCGAGGCCGTCGTGAACCGCGACGAGCGGAACCGCGAGCTGGAGCTCATGTGCGTGCGAGGGCAGGCCAGTGGCTGACGGCTTCATCCGCGCCGAGGTCAAGGGCTTGAAGGAACTGGAGGCGGCATTGAAGGCGCTGCCCCCGGAGATCGCCGGCCGGTCCGGCGGGCCGCTTCGTGCCGGCGTGCGCAAGATGGGTGACTTCATGGCGCTGGAGATTCGCCGCGCTGCCGAAAAGCTGCCGGTGTCCAACGTCGACGGGATCGACGACTACGAGCGCACCGGCCGCCTGGCGCGTTCCGTGCGCGTGTCGCGCGACCAGCGGGCACCGCAAGGCACGGAGCGGGTCTGGGTCAAGCCGCGCTCCCCGTACTACGTGCCGGTGGAGTTTGGCACGGAGAAGATGCCGGCCCGGCCATTCGTCCGTCCGACGTTCGAGGCCCGATACAAGCTGGCGATTGAGGTGTTCAGGCTGGAACTGGGCAAGGCGATCGAGCGCGCGGCCCGCAAGGTGGCGAAGCTGAGGGCGTCCCGTGGCTGACGAATCCGACATCCGCGGCTACCTGGTCGCCAACGCCGGCGTGACGGCGCTGGTGTCGACGCGCATCTACGACCAGCGCGTGCCGGACAACCTAGGCCAGCCTCCCGTGCGGCCGTTCGTCGTGATGACGACCGTGGCCGACGTGGACCAGACCCAGATCCAAGGCCCGCAGATCGCCGGCCTGTTCTCAATTCAGTTCGACATCTACGCCGACACGAAGGCGAGCGCGAAGGCCGTGCTGACGGCCATGCGTGCGGTGCTGCACCCCTACGGCACCGAGTCGGTGGCGCGCGACCTTCCTGCGGACGACCCGCAGCTGCGCCGAATCTCCTGCGACTGGCAGTTCCTGCTCAGCCGCTGACCCATCCCGCAAGGGTAAACGAGGCCGCCTTCGGGCGGCCTTTCTATTTCTGGCCGCGTCGCGGCATCCGAAGAGGGTTTCACCATGGCCATCACAATTGCAACCGGCACCGTCGTCGCGATCGCCAGCACGTACGGCAGCTCCGTCAACATCACGGCGATTACGAACGCCAATTCGGCCGTTGCCACCCTGGCGGCGGGCCACGGCACGGTCGTCGGCGACTTCCTCGAGATTACCTCGGGCTGGGAGCGACTCAACGGGCGCGTGGTCCGCGTCTCCGCGGTCGCGACGAACGATGTCACCCTTGAAAGCATCAACACCACCAGCACGACCAACTTCCCGACCGGCGGTGGCACGGGAACGGCCCGCCGCATCACGGCCTGGACAAACCTTTCGCAGATCAGCGCGATCGAGTCGAGCGGCGGCGAGCAGCAGTTCGCCGACATCACGGCGATCACCGATTTCCTGCAAAAGCAGGTCCCGACCACGCGCTCGCCGATCATCACGAACTTCACCGTGCTGAGCGACCCCGCGCTGGGCTGGTACACGACGGTGAACGCCGCCGACGACGCCCGCACGCCGGTCGGGGTGCGCATGGTGTTTCCGGACGGCAAGCGCCTGGCAGGTAACGCTTACTGGTCGATTTCTCGCGTGCCGCAGGTCACCAGCAATGAACCGCTTCGGGACTCGATCACGCTGACCTACTCGGCCGACCCGATCCGCTACAACACCTGATCGGACGGCCCCACGGGGCGGTGGTCATTCACCGGGCTTCGGCCCGGTGCTTTTTCCCCGCCCCTTTTCCCACAACCACAAGAGGCCAACCATGACCACCAAGCGGTCGATCCGCAAAATCGCCGAGTCCGCCAAGGCGGGCATCGGCTCCATCGTCCCGCTGCCGATCGACAACTTCGAGGAGCGGCTCTACGTTCGCAAGCTCGCCCTGCGAGAGCGTCTTGACGCCGTGCAGCGCAAAGACGGCGAGGAGGTGTTCGCGCCCTCGCTGCGGCTCGCCGCGTCGGCGGTGTGCAACGCCGATGGCTCGCCGTTCCTCTCCCCCGATGAGTGGGAGGCGTTCGCCACCGAGGAACTGACCACTTTTAACGTGCTTATCGGCGCCGTCCAGCGCGTGCTGGGCCTCCGCCCTGTTGAGGAAACGGTGACCGAGGGAAACGAATCGTCGCCGACCCTGTCGAGCGGCTGATCTACACGCTGTGCCTGCGCCTGGGGATGACTCGGGCGCAGCTTTTCCGGGAGATCGACGCCGATGAGTTTGAGTGGTGGCGGGCGATCTACGCCGTCGAACCATTCGATGACCGTCGATGTTACGACCTGCCGGCTGCCCTGATCCGCGCTGACGCGCGCGCGATTGCGGGAGACAAGAAGGCCGACCCCTTGCGGCTGATGCCGTTCTCCGGGCGCAAGGCCCAATCCCCTTCCGACCTGTTCGCCGACTTCGCCGCCGAGGGCTAGATGACCACGCCAGTCGCCAATCTCTCCATCGAGCTGTCCGCTGGCGTTGCTGGACTCAAGACCGACTTTGGCAAGGCGCAGCGCGAGGCCGCGAAGGCGGCGCAGCAGATGGAGGCCACGTTCAACAAGGCCGGCGCCGTCATTGGTGCCGCCCTTGTCGCGGGCCTTGCCGGTGTCGGCGCGGCGATTGCGAAGACCGTCAACGAGTTCGACCGCCTCGGGGATGTTGCCGCCAAGCTGAACACCACCACGGCGGCGCTGTCTGCCTTGGGCTTCGCCGCTGAGCGGTCGGGCACCAGCGCCGAGACGCTGGAGAACGGGCTCGGCCGGCTGAACAAGACCATCGGCGAGGCGCTGTCGGGCAACCGCCAGGCGGCGGAACTGTTCGACTCCCTGGGCGTCAGCCTGCGCAACGCAGACGGCAGCGCGCGCAGCGCCGACTCCGTGTTCCTCTCCCTGTCGGACCGGTTCCAGCAGTTCAGGGACGGCCCGCAGGAAGCGGCGGCGGCTGTGGCCCTGTTCGGCCGGGCCGCAGGACCCGAACTGCTGCAACTGCTGAACAGCGGCTCGGCCGGCATCGCCGAGTTCGAAGCGCGCGCGAAGGCGCTGGGCGTCGTCATCAGCGATGATGCGGTGGCGGCTGCGCAGACGTTCCGCGACAACCTCGACGACCTCGGGGCTGCGGCGAAGGGCATCTCGAACGGGCTTACCACGTCGCTTGTGCCTGCGCTGGCGGCCATCACCTCCGAACTGACCGACGCCATCGTGAAGGCCGGCGGGTTCGAGTCGGTCGGCAAGGCCATCGGGGACGCGATCAAGACGGTGGCTGGCGTGTTCATCGCCGGTGCCGCGCAGATCCAGAAAGTCGGCGCGGCGTTCGCCTTCGTCGTGGACATCGGGACCAAGTTCGCCGGCAACCTGCGAGTCATCGCCGACATCGCGGTCGCCGCGTTCCAGAACATCGCCAACGCGGCTTCGGGCAACTTCGTGGCGGCGGCGAAGGGCGCGCAAATCGTCGATCGCGCCGTGCTGGCACTGGCGCAGACCGTGCGCGGGCAGGCCGCGGCATCGTTCCGCGTGCTGCAGGATACCATCGCCGACATCGACGCCAACGCGGAGCGGCGGATCGGCGCGCTCAGCAAGCAGTTCAAGGACCTTGCCAAGGCCGGGGCTGAGGCGAACAAGGGCACGATCGAACTGCCCGACATCTTCGACAACACCGGTAACGCCGCGGGCAAGGCGGCGCCCAAGGTGCGCGAACTGGCGATCCAGGTCGATGCGTTCGCCCGGCAGGGCACGCCGGCCGCATCGACCGCCATGCAGCAACTGGTGCAGGACATCGATCTGGGCGCGATCTCGTTCGACAACCTGCGCGAGTCGCAGGTGGTGCTGAACCAGACCACGACTGAGGAGGCGCAGTTTTTCGCCGACAACTGGCAGGGCGCCGTCGGCGCCGCGCAGGACGCCTTCGCGGATTTCATCGCCGGCAACATCAAGTCCTTCGAGGACTTCGGCGACGCGCTGGAGTCGATCGCGCGGCAGTTCCTGGCGAATTTGGTGCGGCAGTTCCTAAGCACGAACCTACAGCTCAACGTGTCCGGCGGTCCCGGCGGTGGGCTCGGGGCTGTCGGCGGATCTGGATTTCTCAACATCCTGAACGGGGGCGGCGCTGCGCTGTCCACGCTGGGCCCTGCCGCATTGCTGCTGGCAGGGGCCAGCACCGGCAACCGCGGCACCGGCGCGCTGTCCGGTGGCCTCGCGGGCGGGCTGTTCGCCTCGACCACGTTCGGGGCTGGCGTGATCGGTTCCGGCCTTTCCGGCCTTGGGTTGGGCGCCTCGCTCGGCTCTGTGGTCCCGATTGTCGGCACGATCATCGGCGCCATCATCGGCGGGCTTGCTGCCAATCTCTTTGCAGCCAAACCGCCAAGCATCAACGTTATCGGCGACAACATCGTCGGCACGCCAGGGTTCCGCAACTTCGCGCCGGGTTCAACGTTTGAGTCGCGGCTGGGCGGCTTCACCTTCGCGTCGATCGACACCGTCGACCGGCAGACGCGCGAGCAGATCGGCCAGTCGGTCGTGCAGTTCGACAACACCATCGCCGACCTGCTCAACGCCGACCAGCTCGACAAGGTCACCGATGCGCTGGCCAACTTCAACCTGCGGCTGACCGAGGGCGCGATCAGCGCCGACAACATCCTAGGCGAGCGGTTCAACGCGATCCTCAGCACCTTCGACCAGGACATCCAGGACTTCGTCAACGGCGCCGCCACCCTCGAAGAGCGCACCCAGCGCCTGGCAGAAATCCTCAGCCGCCCGCAGCGCCTGAACGCCCTGATCGACTCGCTGGAAGAGGTCGACCGCCTGTCCGGGCTCAGCCCGTTCGAGCGCGAGCTCGACGCCATCAACAAGCAGTTTGACGCCGCGGCCGAGGAAGCCCGCAAGCTGGGCGCCGACCAGGCGCAGCTGGCGCGGATCGAGGAATTGCGCGGCAACGCCATTGAACGTCTCAACGACCTGCAGCGCCAGAACCTCGACGCGCTGCTTGACGACCTGCGCTTCGACGACATTACCGATGGTCTGACCCCGGCCGACCGGGCTATCGCCGACATCAACCGCCGCTTCGACAAATTGCGCGAGCAGGCGATCGCATTGGGCGCGTCTCAAGAAGACCTCGAACTGATCGAGCGTCGCCGCACAGCCGCGCTTCGCGAACAGGCGGACGCCACCCGAGATTCAACCGACGCCATCCAAGAGTTCACCGACACTGCGCAACAGTCGTTCCAACTTTATCTAGACTATCAAGCGGACTGGCTCGAGGGGCTGGGCAACGCGCTGCAGCCGGTGCGCGACTGGCTCAACCGCGGGGCTAGCGTCACCAGTGAAAACCCGCTGCAACAACTCACCCGCAGCCAGCAGCAATTCGAAGACTTGGCACGGCGCGCCTCGTTGGGCGACTTCGATGCCATTCGCAACATTGCGGGCGCCGGTGACGCGCTATTGCAACAGGCAGCGCGATTCTACGGCGTGGGATCGGCTGATTTTCAGCGTTACGAGGCGCTGGTGCGCGGCACGCTCACGCCGTTGGCTAGCGTCGATGGGAGCCAGTCGATGGCAATCGCGTTAGGGCAGTTGCGCGAGATTTATCAGGCGTTGCTGCGATTCCTGCAGGGCGGCAACGGCGCGAACAACAGCGGCGTCATGAGCGGCGCGCAGGCACAGCAACTGCTCAACTCGCTTGATCGCCTCTCGCGGCGTACGGATCGGGTGACCTGATGGCCGGCCTGCCTTGCATTGCGGTGGAAATCGGCATTCCTGGCGGCGGCACGCTATACGCATGCACGCATCCCTACATCACCCGGTCGTCGGACACGCCAGCCAGTACAGCGTTTGAGCCACGCATCGCGGAGGATCTGTCTTTCGACCGCAGCGTGGGGTGCGTGTTCTGGGGCGAGCGTCCGCGTGGCGCGCAAAACGTCGGGCGCGTGCGGCTCGTCAACGCGGACGGCGCCTACGATGCGCAGGTCGGACGGTCCTATCGCGATCAAGTGGTGGTCATCAAGCGCGGCGAAACCGGCGACGCCTACAGCACGTTCACCACCGTCGCCACGCTGCTGGCGGATGCAACCGAGATCGACGAGCGGTATTTCACGCTGACGCTCAAGGACCGCACCGCGCGGCTCGAACGCCCGCTGCAGACAAACCTGTACCCGACGACCGTCACCAATCAGGCGCTGCGCGGCAAGCCACGGCCGATCACGCTGGGCACGTGCTTTCAGGTGCCGGTACAACAGCCCGACGTTTTCGGCAACGGGCACTTCGACTTGCACGAGGACGACCAGTGGATCGGAACCACGCAGGTGCTGGACGAGGGCGCCGCGTTGATCGAGGGCACCGGCTATCGGCGTTCCGCGAAGTCCGGCATCTATGGCATCGAGCGCCTGACCGCGATCGGTGGCACGCAAGTCGCTAACGTGCAGGGGCGGTTCCGCATTCTCAGCACCGAGCTAACGGACGACTTTGTAGACCTTGCGGCGTGGACCGAGTTCAGCGGCGGCGTCGCGGGGCGCGATGCGACCATCGTCGCCAACACGTTGCGCATGCAAAACACCGCGGGCGGCGCCGATCTGACGCTGCAGTCGAACACCACGATCACCGCCACGGAAAGCGAACTGTTTTTCTACGAGATTGACTGTCCCAGCTATACCAGCGGAAGCGTGCGCCTCCGCATGGGGGCGTTAGGCACGCAAGTAGAGCGCATCATCGACGGTGTAGGGCGATACACGGGGATCTTTCGGATTGCGACCAACTTTGCGATGCGGATTGCGGCGGTCGACGGGTCCAATGCCGACCTCACGCTCGATAACCTGCGCATCCGCAAAATCGCGCTGGACGACCGCCTGCAGGACATCGTGCCCTACCTGTGCACGGTGAAAGGACCGCTGCTTTCCGGCGACCTCGACACCACGGGCATCGCGCAGATCGACACCGACACCGGCTACCGATACGGGGTGCATGCGTCCGAGCCGGTGACTATCGCGGAAGTGATGGACCAGCTTGCGGGCAGCATTGGCGGATGGTGGTACGTGCGGCGCGGCGGCAAGCTCACGCTCGGCCGGCTGCTGGCCCCGACTGGCGCGGCGGCCTTCGCGTTCGACCAAAGCAACATCAAGCGCGACACTGGCGTACGCATTACCTTCGACGCAGCGCCGGGCCTCTCTAACGTGTGTCTGGCAAAGCGCAACTGGCGTGCGTACACCGAGGGCGAGCTTGTCGGGTCGCTCAACTATGTGCAGCTCAACACCACCGACAAAGATGCCGATGTTGCGCTGTCCAACTCCAACTACACGTATAGCGCTACCAATGTCGGCAGCGTGCGCAGCACGCCGGGGCTGTTTGGCGAGCGGCTGTACTTCGAGGTCCGAGTGACCGCAATTGGCGCTGCGCAGCAGCACTATATCGGGGTAGGCAACGCGGCCGCCACGATCACCAGTTATCCGGGGGCAACCACCGATAGCCTGTCCTATCGGGCGAACGGTCAGTCATTTCTTAACGGCACCGGGTCTGCTTACGGTGCGGCGTGGGCGGCCAATGATGTGATACAGGTCGCGATTGACGGGCGCCCGGCGGCGATGGGTGCCAATCAACGGCACTTCCGGGTCTACTTCGGCCGCAATGGTACGTGGCAGAACGCCAGCAACCCGGACACGGAAACCGGCTTTTTGGTAGCAGCCATCGGCACGGAAGGTATTGCGCACGTCATGACGGGCGGAAACGCCGCAGAAACAAATACCGGCGTCGTCAACTTCGGCCAAGCGGCCTTCGCGCACACGCCGCCGGCAGACTATTACGCGCCCGCGTGGCATCGTCAATTGACGCTTGCCGACTACCGATTTAAGTTCGAAAGCGCAACAGCCCTAGCGGCTGCGTACACGCATGCGGACGGTGCACGAGGCATCACCGGCAGTGCGGATAACGAGCGCGAGTATGTCGGCGGCATCCCCACCCTGCTGGCGCGCGACGCGGACGCCGTAGCGGAGGCCAACCGCTGGGCTGCGCTATACAGCGTGGAGCGGTTTTTTTACGAGTTCACCGCTTTGCTCGATGCCGGCATCAACGCCGACCAGATCGAGCCGGGCGACGTGATCGAGCTCACTTGGCCGCGCTTCGGGCTGTCCGCCAAGAAGCTGCGCGTCGTGGGCGTGCGTGGCGCGCTCATGGGGCGCGAGGTCCAGATCACTGCGTGGGGGTAAGCGATGGCGATTCTTGGCTACAAAGATGTGCTGCAGTACGGCGCGGGGGTGCGCGATCCCTGGAACAACGCGCCCGCCATCGAGGTCGCGGCAGGGAGCTCGGGCTCAGCCGTCGCGACAGCCCCGGTGTCGAACCTGCTGGCGCCCCAGCTTTCGCGCGTCTGGCAGCGCGCGAGCGTGTCGGCCGCCGGCACGGTAACGCTGCTGCTGAGCGCGAGCGAGATCATCGGCTACCCGGACTTCCGCACCAAGTTCGGCGCCGTCGGCATCCTGGGCATCAAGCAGACGCCGGTGACGAAGTTCGAAGGCTACGAGCAGGACCTGAACATCCGGCTGCGGATCAGCAACCTGGGCTACGGCAACGGCAACCTGTACGACCAGACGCGCACGCACCACGCGCGAGAGGCAGGCGGCACGATGCCGCGGCAGGTGTGGTTCGACATCGTGTCCGGTGACTCCGACCCGGCGCTGTCCGCGTCAGGCGGCAATCCGGCGATCGTGCCGGCACCCACGGACATCTACTTCACGATCGACATCAGCCTGGCGGATACGACGCTGACCAACCCCTACACGCTGCAGGTCGGGCGTGTGGTGGCGATGACGACGATGGTCGGCCGCTTCGAGCCGACGCTGGAGCGCGCGTTCTTCGATGAGTCCGAGGTGGTGCGATCATACGGCGGCCAGCCCTACGTGCAACAGGGCACCCCGCTGCGGCAGGTGCGCGGCGCGCTTACCGGCCTGCCGGAGCAGGCCATCACGGGGTCCGTGGCCAACGAGGCGGGATCCTCGCTGTCGTGGCCGTCGACCGTGGCCGCCGCGAACCTGATCGCGGGTTCTCGGGGCGAGGTGGTTCTGATCCCGCAGGTGTACGGCAAGGCCGGGCGGACGGTGTCGTCGGTGACGCGCTACCCGTCCGCGTGGCAGACGCAGCCTGTGTTCGGGCTGCTCGACAACGGCATCATCGCGCGCCGCGAGGCGAGCACGCAGCTCAACCCCGCGCCAGGCAGCGCGCTGGGCGCCCTGTGGCGCGCCGAGTTCGGCATCACCGAGGTTCCGCTGTTCACCTGATCCACTGCCGGCAGCGTTCGAACCCGTCGCGCAGCAGCGAGCCGCCGGCCGGCGCGGTCAGCACCAGCGCCGGCCGGCCGTCCAACGCTTCGGGCACCAGCACACGGGCGACGTAGGGGAGCACCAGGTAGGTGTCTTCGTAGGCCGGATCCCTGAGCACCAGCACGCCAGCCCCGGCCCCGCCTTCGGTGATGTATCGATCGTCCCCGCACTGGTCGATCAGCCGGGCGTTGCCGGCGTGGCCGTTGTCCCAGCAGGTGGACGGCGACAGCTGGCCGGCGCAGACAAACTGGATGTCGTCCGGCAGCAGCTCCTGCTTCGCCTGCACCCCGCCCGCGGCCATCAGCACCGCGGCCACACTGCCCACGAATCTCCCGCAGCGGATCGCAAGCCGCTGATTCGTGAGGCTCTGTCGTTGCCCTTCACCGGCATCATTCACCATTTCACCACTCCCTATTACGCGCCCGCCTTGAGCACTTGGCACACGTAGTGCCACTTCGCCAGCGGGCAGTTCCGGGTCCCATGCTCCCAAGCCTGCCACGTTCGCAGCGTGATTCCGGGGAGGCGGGCGACGACTTGAGACTGCGAGAGGCCGAGCGAGGCCCGCAGGGCGCGGACCTCGGATGGCTGTGGCGCGGTCATCAAAACAGACCGCTGCTCGCGAGTTCTGCAGCCAACTTTGCGCGGGCGACCTCGCGAGCATCGCCGATGGTGTAAGCCTCGCACCACACGTCGGCGTCCATGCCGCGCGCGCCGTAGTGTTCGGCGAGGCGCATATCGGCTTCGGACTTGTAGCCCAAGCCCATGCCGTCAAACTCAACCCAAATCGTTGCGCCGTAAGCGGCTGCGGCGTCGGCGGCGGTTTCAAACCGGCGGATGTTGGCGTTCATTTTTAGGGTCCTTGGTAAGGGCCAGCACTGCGCTGACCGTGGATATAGCATACACCATATCGCACATTGTGCTGTCAGGGAAAACCTTACAAACCTGTCAGGGAAAACCCTACAGCCTGCC